AATTTATTTCTAGTTGGCTTACCTGATGCTGGAGCAAATTCTGTAATACGCTTTTGAGGGAACATTGCTCCTTCAATTAATTTACGTTTTACTATCATATACTTGATATCAATCTTTTCTACATCATAACCATATTGTTCTGCAAAGTATTTTTTATATAATACCAACTGAGATGTCTTTGTCTTATCTGCTTTTTGATATTTGTTCCAACCCATTGTTGAAGTCTTAATATCAATGATTGTTATTTTATTATCACGCTTGTCTCGCATAACAATATCTAAATAACCTAACATCATAACTTTATCGTTGCCTTCTTCAACTGGGTGATATATTGGAACTTCAATACCTATTAATTCTTCATTCTTTCTAGAAAAATATTGTCCTCTTCTTTTCTTGAACCAATCTATAATAGCTACACCATCTTCATAAAATTCACCTAATTCAAACTTATTGGAAAAATGTTCTCCCATTTTATCTACAGCTTCTTTGTATAAATTATACATCTGATCTTTAAGATATTTATTAAGATCAATACTATCTGCTGCAGTTGCAGTTTGTTCAAACATTACTGTAAGATAATGTTGCAATGTTTCGTGCATTGCTGTACCAAATATTGTATGTATAGATTGGCTAAATGTTCTCAATCCTTTTGCATATGCCAACTCCCAATGTTTGGGACATGTTGAATACATAGAAAATTGAGAATAAGATATCTTACGCTCGTCCGGCAAAGGTTCTCTAATACTGTACTTTAAAAATTTATTCATATTTTAATATAAGAAAATTATTTCAGAATACCTAATTATTTGCCCCATTTTTTATTAGAAACTATTTGAGCAATAATACCATATATTGATAAATCTTGGAATGTATCTTGTTCTGATTCTCCTACTTCATCTTTATGACCTAATACAATTAATTGTTTTAGTCTTTTAATTTTATCATTCAACCGAAACCATAGACCTGTCAATGATAATTTAATATCATCTGATGTTTCTAAATTGGTTCCTACTGATATATTACCTGGACCATAATTCTTTTGTTTTTTACAAAACATCTCATATTGTTCTTGCAATATCTTTTTGAATTCAGCACATGTTTCTGGATAATTTTCTTCACAATATCTAACTGCATTATGTGCAATTGCGGTTTTATCTAATTCTTGAAATTTTACTTTTCTACCTGGAGTGTCTTTGATTGTTTTCATATTCTCTTTTTATTTAATATAAAGATAAGAAAAATATTTCAATTAGGCAAATCTTTTGGCTACTTTTTTAGTAAACTTTTTATTTCTTTTTCAGCCTTTCCATATTTCTTTAAGATAGAAATAATCTCTTGTTTGTCTAATAACCCAATATATTCTTCTGCTTCACTTTTAGCAATCTGATAATGATTTGCCATATGTTGTACAAGTTCTTTGTTGTACTTATCACCTTTCTTACCTTTAATATATTTGTTGAAAGTTTTTTGCTTAGGCAAGAAATCAAAATATAATTGATATACATGTTTCTTACTCAATGGACCGATTGTATATTGTTGGAACATATCAACTATTTCTATATAATCTGGATTCATTGATAACCATCTGTTAATAAGATATGGAGAGAAAGACTTTTGAGATGCTTCATCTAAAGTATCCCAAGGAGTCTTCTTCCATGTTATATTAGCTAAATGATCAAATATTGTAGCTGGTTTCTTTGCCTTCATTACATCATTGGCATTTGTGGCTGAGCCGGTTCATCTTTTGGAATATTTGTAATAACACATTCCGTTGTTAACATTGTTCCAGCAACTGATGCTGCTTTTTCTAATGCAATTCTTGTTACTTTAACCGGATCGATGATTCCTACATCTACCATATCTTCTAAAACATCATCTGTTCTAACATCATATCCTGAACTAGATCCGTCTCCTGTAGTTACTATTTTATTCCAAATTACTTCTGCATTCAATCCAGCATTTTCACATATAGCTTCAAATGGAGCCTTACATGCTTTTAATATAATATCTCTTCCTAACAATTGATCTTCATTTTCAAAAATATCATTTTCAAAATGTTGATATCCTCTTAATATAGTACCACCACCTGCAATAATGCCTTCTTCAACTGCTGCTTTAGTTGCATTAAGTGCATCATCTAATCTATCTTTCTTTTCTTTCATTTCAATTTCAGACCCTGCACCAATTCTAATTACTGCAACTCCTCCAGATAGTTTAGCTAATCTTTCTTGTAATTTTTCTTTATCGTAATCAGAATCTGATCTTTCTAATTGAGATTGAATTTGACTTATCTGATCATTTACTGCATCTTCATTGCCATGGCCATTAACAATTGTAGTATCATTCTTTGAAATAATAATTCTTCCGGCTGTACCTAAATGATCTAATTGAACATCTTCCATTGATAATCCAACCTTTTCAGTAATAACAGTACCACCCGTCAAACAAGCAATATCTTCTAATTGTTCTAATCTCTTTGCACCAAATCCAGGAGCTTTAACAGTTGCAACTTTCAAAGTACCTCTAACTTTATTTACAACCAACGTTGAAAGAGCTTCTCCAGCAACATCTTCGGCTATAATTAACATAGGCCTATCCATTTGCATTGTTTCTTCTAATAATGGCAATACATCTTTCATTTGAGTAATTTTACCATCATACAATAAAATAAATGGATCTTCTAATTCTGTAGTCATCTTTTCTGAGTTAGTTACAAAATAAGGAGATGCATATCCTCTATCAAATCTCATTCCTTCAACAACATCTAATTCTGTTTCTGCTGTCTTACCTTCTTCAACTGTTATAACTCCGTTCTGACCTACTTTGTCCATTGCTTCTGCAATCATTGCGCCGATCGAAGCATCATTATTAGCTGATATTGTTCCTACATGAGCAATTTCGCCAGTACCATTAACTGGTCTAGACTCTTCTTTTAAATAATCAACAACTTTAACAACTGTTTTATCAATACCTCTTTTCAACTCAATTGGGTTTGCACCATTTGCAATTTTTTTATATCCTTCTTTTAATATTGCATGTGCTAATACTGTGGATGTAGTTGTTCCATCACCTGCTTCATCATTTGTTTTTGATGCAGCTTCTTTTACCATTTGTGCTCCTGAGTTCTGTACCGGATCTTCTAAATCTATCTCCTTTGCAACTGATACGCCATCTTTTGTAACATGTGGTCCACCAAATGCCTTTTCAATAACTACTGTTCTACCTTTCGGTCCTAATGTTGATCGTACAGCATCTGATAACTGTTCAACACCTTTCATTAATTCAAATCGAGCATCTGCTCCAAATACTAATTTCTTTGCCATAACTTATTTTGTTTTTTGTTCAATTGGTCTGAACTCTTCGTTAATAAATCCACAATCATCACATCTAAATGTCGGTACCGGCATAATCTGTTCTTTGCCTGTAGGTGACACTAATGCTGATATTCTTTTAAATGCATTTACTTGTCTAAAGTATTTGCATCCACAATTTTCACATGCAATATCTTTCAAGTCTTCTGGATTGATATTTACTTGTGCATTAGGAGCTTGTCCTTTGCCAGGATTCATTCCTATTACTCTACCTTTGTTATAATTCTTTGCCATAACCTTCCCTATTTTAATTCGTTCAATAATTTTACAATCGTTGACATGATATGTAACTCTTTGTCTACCGCAAATGAGTCTTGATATTGTGATTCAGCTAAAATCAATATAACACTTGCAATATGTCCTTTAGCATAATTATCTACTTCATCAAAAAGAAACTTATGTAATGCCGAAAAATCTTTTACTTTACTATCATTAATTAATTGTCTAATTTCTTTAAATGCCGTTTTCTTGTCTGCAGTATTAAGAATCTCTAATAACTTGGTCATATAATTTGCTTGTATAACACTTGTATCATCTACTTTTAATACTCCATCTATAACCTGCCTTTGACAGCTATTTAATACCCTTCTAATATCAGGATAGCCGGCGTTTATAATTGTAACAAGGTCCTTATTATCATATGACACTTGTAGTTCATCTAATATAGATACAATACGTTTAGCTACCTCTTTTTTATTAGGAGGAGTAATACCAAATACCTGACATCGAGATTGAATTGGATCAATTATCTTTTCAACATAATTACATGTTAAAATAAATCTAGTAGTTTTACTAAATGTCTCCATCAAGTTTCTTAATGCAGCTTGGCCATTAGGAGTCATATAATCTGCCTCATCTAATATCACAATCTTCCATCTCTTGAAACCTACTGTACTAGCATAATTCTTTATCTTAGTACGAACTGTTTCAATATTATTTTCATCAGATGCATTTATATACATTAGATCTGCATCAACATTATTTGCAATAATCTTTGCCAACGTTGTTTTACCAGTACCTGCTCCACCGTAGAACAATAAATGAGGAACATCTCCTGATTCAATATATAATTTAACTTTGTCTATGATATGTTCATTTCCAACATATCCATCTAATGTACCGGGTCTAAACTTTTCAACCCATAAAGTGTGTTCTTGATTTCCAAACATATTAATTACCTGTTGATCCATATCCACCTTCGCCTCTTTCAGTTGATGATAATTCATCTGCCTCAATCATTGCAATTTGTGGATATGG